AGTACAAACAGGCGTAAAGGAATACACCACACCTCCGACGGTTGTTTCGATTGTTACTGCCGGAAAGACAGCCGCCCCAAAGTCCACATTAAAAGAGGTTGATTGTGGTGCAAATGCCGATACCAGAATTTCACCTTCGGAGTCAATCAGCCCGACCAGTGTATTGATTGTTATTGCCATAAGTTGTGTATGTCGGTTTTAAGTTCAGTAACGTAGCTTCGTGTTATGGACTTGAATAGTTCCTGTTTGGATTCCTGCGTGAAGGTGTCGGTCAAGAGTCTTCCATCGTTGTGAGCGTTCGGCACTTTAACACCGTTTCGAGCGATTGACCAAGCAACAGCGTACGGACTGACTTGCAGACCTCTATCCGATACCCACTTTTTAAGGAACGTTGATCCAGCCCATCCGACAAACTTCTTTAACGCTTTAGGGTCTTGGTTTGTGTTCGGTTTCCTGCCTTCGGTCATCATCAGAACCTGGATAGGTGCGTACATCGAAGATCCGTCCTGCCGTGGCTCTATCCTGACACCCTGCCCGAAGGCTCCAGATGCTTTCAGGCCTTTGGATTCATAGTTGGATAGTAAAACCGCCTTGCGCTGTTCCATCCACGAATTAAGTATGTCCCTGACTACCATGTCTCGAGTTGTAAGGTAGCCACACCCATATCAATACCAACCGCCCCAACATTTAGTGCCCACTGATAGGAGGTTGATTTCTCCTCAATGGATGGATGCAGGTCAATTGTATCTAAAAGAAATTGATCCAGGTCGGTACGAAGTTCCGCCAAACGGTTGTCGTACTTTTGCTGAAAGGATTCCCCAACCTCTGCCACGGTATCGGTTTCAATGTCAAACTTCCGACACAAGGAAAGCTCTATGTTTTCCGTGTACCGTCCGTTACGTTGTTGTTCTTCCATGATAGGATTTGATCCGGTCAGTTGAACCATAAGTTTATAAACCCCGTCCGTCCAGTCCTGGTCGTCAAGACTGAAAACCTTGTCCGATTGATTGATGCAAAGGAACGCCCAGCCTCTGTCCTCTGTCTGTTTTCGTAAGTAGCTAATCAGGTCTAACATTTATTCAGTGCTTTAGTGTAGTCGTTAATAGCTTTATTGTACAGTGCTTTGACGTAGCAAAGTTCCCACGGCAACGCTCTAACGGTTTCGTACTTAGTGATGTCCCCCTGACAGAGTGCATCCGTTTCTGGAAACTTGTAAAAGTTGTCAAACCCGCCCATCTCATCCAAGGCTTCAATCTCCTTTGGTGTGGGTGTGCCTCCAAGGGTTTCGGATTCAAGTAAACTGATTTCCTCTACGGACTGACGGATAGCCTCAAACGTAGCGAGAACAATATGGAAAGGAGCGGTAGCGATTCCAGGCATATCAATAGCCACCAAGTCGTAGATGTTCTGATACGTTACCGAAGGCATTATCTCCTGAGCGTCCTTTACTTGCCCGTGTGTCCATTTACGGCAATCAACCACGAAGCCTTCCTGCATCATTGCAATATGCTGCAACTCCTCACGCTGCGAGTCAGGCAGTAAGAGGAACTCTTCAAAGGTCAGTTGAGGGATTTTCATTTTATTACATTTGACGTTTCTAAGTTCTTACCCTTGTAAACAAAGATAAGATTGTGATAGAAGTGGATCGAAATTATATTCTTATCGAAGTATGTTTTTTCGTATTCTCGTATCGGGTATTCACAACTATTCATGCAATCTGTCAAAGACTTAAAGAAGTTCATTATGGTGTATTCCGTATAATCAATTGAACCGCCGTACTCTTTCCAATAAGATGTCTGGGTATCTTCGATAACGTAGATACCACCATCTTTTAGCAAAGGAAACAGGGTCTTGAATGTTGTAATCACATGACTATTTATGTGACTGCCATCGTCAATTATAACATCAATCTCGCCTATCTGTGAACAAACATTATTAAGAAAGGAAACGTCCGTTTGGTCACCCTTGAATATCCTTATCCTATCCTCTGCGTGCTTTGACTTGTCGTAAATGTCAACCCCAAAGATCCTACCCTTTGGAAAATACTCTTTCCACATTCGCAAAGATTCACCCCCTGCATTTATGTTATCGTCTCCACCTACACCAATCTCTAATAAGTTGATAGGATTATTCTCGTACCGTGACAAGTGGAACATATAAGGGGCTGCGTAATTATGCCCGTTTACCTTGTCCGTTCCGTGTCGTAATCCTATTGCATTTAAATCCTTCATAGTTCTAATATTTTAAGTTTTGGGTTTTGGGACAAATATAGCGAAAATAAACCTTCCAAAAAGAACGTGAAAGCCTTGTAAGGTTTGCCTTGACGGTGTGGCTCTTCGGCTTCGTACAGCTCTTTTACTTCTTGTATCTTGGAATCACGAAAGAAAGATACGGCCTTATTCAGATAATTGGTGCAATAGTCATCAAAAACTTTTGGAGTTGCTATCCAGTAGTTGCACCAACAGATTTGATTAACCGGGTATTCGTAGAGCTTAAAAGGAAACAGGTTATAATAATCTGCCATCTTGCACATGTCAGTAATGGCCTTGCAACCCTCCCTGACGTATGGGTGTTTCTGAACGCCGTAAATCTTTGGTGAACCTATAATGACATCATATCCGGGTATTTTGAATTGCTTTGATGTAAGGTTCGTCTTCTCCTTAAACCTCCAAGAAAGTACCCCTACGTACTTTGACTGCATCCATTCCCTGCGATGGTTCAGCCAAACGGACATAATAACGTCGTTCTCGAAGTTATGTGTCGTACCCCTGTTGTCGTAAGGTATGAACCCACCGTCCAAACGTTCCTTGCTCTCTTCGTTGTACCAAATCTGATAGATGGTGTAATCTTCTGAAAGCCTTCGTTTCGGAAGCTGGGTTTTGTCGTAGTACAGTTCCTGGTACAGGATAGGACGCTGACGCATTAGTAACGCTTTCTGGGCTGGTGTTGCCTTTTCTGAATCTATGTACTGGCCGTCTATGTAGATTATCATGCTGAAATTCTTGAAATGACTCTCTGAACTCCATTTGTAAACGCATATCCAGCCGCATCCAGTAGATGGTTGGATTTATCTATCGGGGTTTCTGATTTCTTGTCAGACCAAACGTACTGCATTAATTCGTTCTGAAGGTTGACAGATTCAGGTGTTATGACCAAGTGATACGACTGCATTTTCTTGATCCTATCCACCACACGCCACTTCTCGCACTTGGTGATATTGAACTTTTGCCCAAGGTCTGAAATCAATCTATCCTCAGCACAGTCAGCAATGATATGTTCTCTACGTCCGACATGATAGGATAGTTGGTTAATCAGCATATCCATTGACTGGCCGTTCTTGTAGAAACATTCATGCAGATAGACGGTTTTATTCTTTTCATCGACTGCAATCTTTACAAGTGCGTCAGGGTCTGACGAAAAACCGAAGTCCAACCCAAAACGATACGGCAATAGGTCGTTAAACGCTCCTACCTCCCAGTCGGTGTAAATTGCGCCTTCAATCTGCCCGTACTCACCAAGGCCGTAAACCTTCCACCAGTTCGACCAATAGCCATAAACCCCACGTGCTGCCTCTTCGGATGCTTTGCGTTCGCCTATTCTGAACTCTTCCTTTTGGGTTTCTGAAAGATTCTCGTAGTTGTCCTTAAACGTGGAATGAATTGTACACACATCTTTACGTGAGTTTATGTCGTAACCTTCCGGATCATCTATCCAAAACTTAACAGATGGGTTGTAATCCACCAGGGTACATTCGGTTGTACGCTGGATTAACTGATGGACAATATTAAACGGCATCTTGTTGGCTTCGTTCAAAAATAGAATATCCCTGGCCGCCCCCAGTGCTTTGCCTAAATTGTCAAACGAAATAAACTCATGGATCGTGTTGCCGTAGGTGTAGATATACGGGTCTTTGGTTCGGATCATGTCTGGAATGATACCACGCTCATTCAGGATGTTATCATAGTCACGTATTGCACCGCCTTTTAAGTGTGGGATTGAAAGCCCTACCGTAGTTATAACACGCTTCTTTGGCTTCTGTGCTATCAGGTCCAACAGTTGAAGCTCTCCGTAGGTCTTTCCCGAACGTGTACCGCCCCGATTTTCAATAAATCCGTAGCCCTTTGCGTAGGCTTCAGCGGTTTTTATGAAGGTCGGTGTGTACATAATGTGTCAATTTTGTTTTTCGTTCGGCGGGCCAGTCTTTATGTTGTTACAAAAAAAGCCGATAATGTTTTAATCTGTTACTCTTTTGACAAAACGGATTCCATTATTGCTTTCTCGTGATCGTTGCGGACAATGATTTGAGTCTGTTTTAGTTCTTTGCCGTCTGAGGTTACATCTAGTTTATCACCGTACTTCTTTGGATTCATGCGAGCCACAACCCATTTCCGTGCATCAACCTTTAACCTGCGGTGTTCAATCATATCTCCGACCCTTGTTTCAACGTCGAAAGCATCACCTTCAACCCCATCGACTTGAATAGTTTTCTCTTTTCTAGAAACGCCTTCCTCTGTGGTGTCGGCAATCTCAATTATCTCTTCAAACAATACGTCAGAACGGACAATACGCGCATAGTTGTACAATGTTTCGCGCTCTTTCTTATCCGTTATCCATTTATAAAAAGTCACTAGATTTATTTCAGACGCTTCTACGGCTTTATTGAATGATAGGTGGTCTTCTATGACGCTGTTGCAGATTGAAGCGAATATAGCGTCTTTCTGATCGTCTGTATAGGTTATTCCTTGTGCCATAGTTTTGATGTTTGTTTGCAAATATACAACCCTTTACCCTATTTTGTAACATTAGATACAATTTATTTTCCTAAACGCAAAAAAGCACAGTGCTACCCGTGCTTAAATTTCCTACTTCCTATTCTCTCCTGTCACGGAAACACCATGTACGAATCCGTGCATTCGTTCATCTAAGGTTCGAAATACTTTATAGTGTACCCCTCATTTCTTTAATTGCCTTATCAGCCGTTTATCAGGCTTTATATGCTTTGCCCGTTCAAACCGATCCAGTTCGTCCGACAAACCTTTCAACTTGTCGTAAGAGAACCGAATCATCCCTTCATCATTTCGCTCCTTTGCCAGTTTGTATTCGTTTGTCCAATACTCATACGTTCCGACATTGTACTTGTTAAGTTCTTTAGTCTGGGCATCCAATATAGTGCATAGCATTTTTGGAAGGTTTAAAAAATCGGATTTGCAGTATTTCTTTACAGTTCGTACCATCCGTATCTCCTTCCATCTTGCGAGTTGCTCACGTAGCCATCTGTTTTTCATAACTTTAGGGTATTATAATGTTTGCGTATTGCATTGGTTTTTGGTGTATCATTTCGGTCAAAACTGATTCACGGCAAGTAAACGTTTTTATCTCTCTGTCGAGGTGTTCTGATTCGATATCGTATCTCCATTTCCCATCATAGAAATGTGCGTCTTTAATTTCACAGACTGAAGCTGATCCTCTTTTGTGGATATAAACCTTTTGCCCTATTGAGAATTTAGGCATTACAAATGCTATTGGGTTTGGGTTTATATGTAGCTTCATAGCTGTACGCTTAATTCTTGGCCTGTTAAATCGAATACCAAGTTCTGTAATTCGTGCAAACTTCTTAGATTAACGTTTTTTGCAGTGTCATACCCAGTATAGTACCACCTGAATTGAAATGCTTTCTCGTAAGTCGATTCCCACAATTTCAACAAAAGGCTATTATAGGTACATCCCTCACGTTCAAATCCGCATTTCAGAAGTATCTCCTCTGTTAGCGGAATCGGGAAAACGTACTTTATGAATTGTGAGCAATTTTCGTAAAAGGTATTCGGCTCTTGATTAAGGTTTTCAAGGCTTATACTGAATGTTGGTTTGCAATCAAGCGGGGTTAAAGCGGGTGATATGCCTCCAACGACCAAAGGCACGTTTAATAACTTTGGATGATATTCTGGATTCACCACTTGGACGATGTTCCCTATACGAAGTTCATTTATTTGTATCATAGTCTTT